ATGAACAATGACGACGACACCTTCGGATGGCTGGGCCTTCCTACCCCGTTGGAAATGTACCGACAGCACTGCCGCCTACTGGAGAACGAGATCCAGGAACTGAACGCGCAGCTACGCAAAGCGCGGGCGGATGTTTTCGGTATCAGCCAGATGCTGTTGGACGCCCAGGCAAAGAACGCAGAGTTTGCTGGCTACCTTCGTCAGAAGGGTGGTGAAGCGGCTGAGATGCGGCAGCAGATCTCAAAGCTGACAACGTCCGACAACTTAAGCAGGCAAAAAGCAGATTGTTTGCAACAGATCATCAATGAAATGAGGCTTGGACCGATCACGATTGTCTAAGATCAAACGGAGAGGGCCTGACTATGTGCGGAAGACTGTCGCAGTACAGAGGAATCCATGACTTTGTTGCGGCACTGAGCATGCCCAATGCCTTGGCAAACTCGGTGGGTGATCAGCCGATCGAGCGATACAACGTAGCCCCAACCACCCAGGTGGCGTTACTGCACCTGCAGGGTGACCTGCTGCACGCTGATGCGGTTCGGTGGGGATGGAGGCCGCACTGGGCGAAAGACCGTGCCGCGCCCATCAATGCACGCGTCGAGAAAGTCGCCCACGGGCCGTTCTTCCGGGCGATCTGGCCACACCGGGCGATCACACCTATCGACAACTGGTTCGAATGGGTAGATGAAGGTGGGCCAAAGAAACAGCCTTATCTGATCCGTAGGCGGGACGGCTCGCCGATCTTATGCGCGGCCATCGGCCAACTACCTGACGCCGATGAAGGCCCAGGCGAGCATGACGGCTTTGTGATCATCACCGCCGACAGTGCCGGCGGCATGGTGGACATTCACGACCGAAGGCCCGTGGTACTGGCACCTTGCCTTGCCCGGGAATGGCTTGACCCGGCAACGCCGAAAGAGCGTGCCGAGCAGATGGTGTTGCACCAGGGCGAGCCGGCCGAGGCCTTTGAATGGTTCAAGGTCAGCGCCGCCGTGGGCAACGTGAGAAGCAAGGAAGCCAGTTTGATTCAGCCAGTGCCCTAGAACAGCCCCCCCAGTGCCGCCGGCTCCCAATTCATGATTACCAGCTCTCCGCTGATCTCGGCCTTCCCCTGCCGCTGATTGGTAGTGCTGTAACGAATGTCCACGGTTTCAAAGTGAAACCCCTCAAACACCCGTCGAATATCAGGGTGGTCGTTGATACTGACCATCACCTTACCCTTGCACCGCCGCATGAAATCGGCCATCCGCTCATAGTTTTCAAAGGGGAAGTCCACGCCATAGCCGGCGGTCTGCCAGTAAGGCGGGTCCATGTAATGGAAGGTGTGCGGCCGGTCGTAGCGCTCAGCACATTCAAGCCAGCCCAGGTTCTCGACATAGGTGCCAGACAGCCGCTGCCAAGCTGCAGACAGGTTCTCCTCGATCCGCAGTAGGTTAATGGCTGGGCCAGTTGTTGCGGTACCGAAGGTCTGTCCACTGACCTTGCCGGCGAAAGCATGGTGCTGCAGGTAGAAAAAACGCGCTGCCCGCTGGATGTCAGTGAGCGTTTCCGGCCTGGTCATTTTCTGCCATTCGAACACCTGGCGGGAGCTGAGCGCCCACTTGAACTGGCGCACGAACTCTTCCAGGTGGTTCTGCACGACCCGGTACAACGTCACCAGGTCGCCGTTGATGTCATTGAGAACTTCCACCGGCGCTGCCTGGGGGCGCATGAAATAAAGCGCGGCGCCTCCGGCAAAGACCTCGACGTAACATTCATGGGGCGGAAACAGCGGAATAAGACGATCTGCCAGGCGACGCTTGCCGCCCATCCACGGGATTATAGGTGTGCTCATAAGTGATCCTTGTTTCGACAATTGGATTCGCTTAGGCTTCGCACCCCCTGCGCAGTGGGGCGAGGCCTTGGTTGGAGCACTCGGCATGTACGAGTGTTTCAGCGTCGAACCGGTGTTGACGCACCGGTTCGTCGCCTCGTTTACTGCGCGGGGGTACTACTTCCCCCCTGTTGGAAGCTCAAATTCCTTGAAGCTGACAACCTCTTCACCCAGCCACTCGTTTACCTGGGCCAGCCTCGCCTGCAACGGCTCCAGCTCGTTGACCGCCCAAACCTCAGCTGCCTCCCGCAACGACCCAAAACCGCCCGCGTTCTGCGGCACGATGCCCATCAACTGCGGTGGAATGCGCAACGCCGCGAGCAAGTCGTCGCGGCTGATGTTCTTGATCGAGCTGAATTCGTCCTTGGCAGCGACCTCACTCACCGGGATGAGCTGAATGCCGTCCTTCTTCCCGGCCGGCGCGTAAACGAACAGATTTCGAAAGTTGCCTGGCCCTTTCGAGTTCTTCAGCGCGGTGCGTAGGGAATCGATGTCCTCTTCCTTCTGCGCTGCGTCGGTCATGTACAGGATGAAACCGGCGTGACTGCCGTTGTTGTAGTACTTGCGCCGGAACAGCGTGGCGCTCTCGTTGAGCAGTGCACTTTGCAGCGCTGCCAGCCACTCCGGCAGGCCGTAGATCTCCTGGTTGATATCGGCCTCGCGCAAGTGACAGATCGAGCCGGGGGCAAACTCGTGCTCGTCCTTCCAGCCACGCACCTGGTAATAGGTCTCCATGTCCACACCCCGGCGCATGTACTTCGCCAGTGGAGGCAGCAGGCCCATGGTGTTGCGGAGCATGTTGTTGCGCTTTTCCAGGTAGCAGTTGCCACACCAGAGCCAGTCCAGGGCGAACTGCTCAAAGGCCTGGCGACTCAACAGCCGGTGGGGAACAAACGTGCGGGCGAGCATGTTCCGCTTGAAGTTCAGCCCCGACTGGAGGTACACGCTGGCCCTGGTCGTTTTCGCCAAGCCGTCCATGGACATCGGGGTTTCAAACCAACGCCCGTTGGCCCAGCACTCCAGATAGTCGAGGATCTCCCGGCTATCCAGCACGGGAGCGGGATCACCGAAAGTGAACGCTTCAACCGGCCCGGACTCAGGCGGTAGCAAGTCCCCTTCAATGGTTGGCTGAGCGGTGGCCAGCTGGGTACCGCGCTTACGTCTGCTCATCAGTAGGACTCCATAAATCCGGTATTCGCCGTGGTCTGCCCTTCAAGGGGTTCGTTGTGCAGTGCGTGGAACAGCGCCCACGCCAGGTCGGCATGGCCCGTCTCGTCTGTGCGACCGGCCGTGTAAGTGAACATGCGCCCGGAGGCGGTGATTGTTTTGCGGATAGCCATCAATGACTGGGCCATATCCGTCCAGCCTGCATCGAATTCCAGACGGCCGTTTTTGATGACGTCATAAGCCTTCAGCACCAGGCGGGTTTTGACCTCGGGCGAGTAGCTGAACGTGGTGATGTTCGGGAAGAACTGCTTCACCAGCTGCGCCACGCCGGAACCCATGCCGGTGATATCGATCCCGATGTAGGTCACCCAGTAGCGTCGGGTGACCTGGCGAATGGCTTCGGCCTGGGCGGCAAAGTCCATGCCGCGGAACTGGTGTTTCTCCAGCACCCTGAACTTGCCGCCAGGCACCATGGGCGGGCCGATTACCACCAAGCCAGCGCTGTCACCATTCTCTGCTGGGTCGTAACCCACCCAGACCTGACGATCCCCGAACGGACGCGCGGCAAACGGTTTGTAGTCCTCGGCCCAAAGGTCCCAACTGTCCACCATGCACGGCTGCAACATCGCAAGCGGGAAGATGCTCGCCCCGTCGTCGATGAACTGGCACATCAGCAGGTTCTGGAATGCCTCGGCGTCGTACTCCTGGCGCAGCTCGTCGAGGTCGAACAGGTCGCAGCCACGGTCTTCCGCGTCGAGGATGGTGACGATTTGCCGCCAGACACGGTCCTCACACAACCGTCCCTGCTGCAGCGCGTCATGGGAGACATCGATTTTGACCCGTTGCGCCGCCGGTTTGCCTTTGTTGAACCGCTCGCCCGTCCAGAACGTATAGGCCTCGTGCGCCATGCTGGAAGGCGTCGAAAAGTAGGTTCGCCGGTACTGCTTCTGCATCGCCATGCCACTGGCGACCTTGTTCAGCTCCTTGAACTTGAACGTCCAAAAGAATTCGTCGAAGTAGAAATTGCCGTGGTAGCCCTGGGCGGTCCGAGCGTTGGTGCCCAGGAAGTGCAGCTCCGCACCATTCCCCAGAATGATCGGATCGCCCGTCAGCTCGACACCCACAACCTCGCGGGCAAAGGCCTGAATATAGGCCTTGAAGATATGCGCCTGGTTTTTTGAGGCCGACAGGAATATCTGGTTGCGGCCAGTCGTCAGCGCATCGATCAGCGCTTCGCGGGCGAAGTAGTACGTCGCGCCGATCTGTCGTGATTTGAGGATCGCTCGGGTTCGCTGGTTACCCGCTTTGTACCAATCCAACTGATAACCGAAGCAGCCGTCAATGAACGCCTCGGTCAGTTTTTCGACGTGTTCTTCGTCGAACTCGTTGCGCTTCGGTGCCTTCTTCGGCCCCTCGTTGCGCTTGGCCAGGTTCGGATTCAGCTCGGTTTCGGTACCGCCGTCGTTGAAACGCTGAATGCGGGCTTGCCGCTCCAGCTGGCGGTGCAGCAGGTCAATTTCCTTGTAGTCCGATCCTGACTTGGGGTCCTTCAGGATCAACTGCACCAGGCGGGCCTCGGTCGCCGCCTGGATACGTTCCAGAGGTGTCGCCCGGTCCCATTCGTCGCGGGCCTTCCAGCTGTGCAGGGTCTTTTCTTTCTCCCCGATCAGCTCGGCGATCTCGCACACGCGATAGCCCTGCCAATACAGGTGCTTGGCATGGCGGCGGTGATCAGTGGGCAATTCGACGATGGCATTCATGGCGCAGATGCTGCCGCCCGCGCGCGAACAGTTCTTGCTCCCGTCCTTGTAGTCCCGCGATCTACAACAGTGCCTCGTTGCCCGTCGCGCTCGCGCTCAACAACATGCGCTCATCGCCAAGGCACACAGCCACCGCTCTGAGGATTCACGCATGGCCGGCAAAACCGACAACCCAGGCAAAAAACAGCTCTCCAAGTTCTTCCGCGTCGCCGTCGAAGGCGCCACCACCGACGGTCGCCAGATCGAACGGCAATGGCTGGTCGATGCCGCCGAGACCTACAGCCAGAACACCTACGGTGCGCGAGTGTGGATCGAGCATATGCGCAGCCTGCTGCCCGACAGCCCATTCCGTGCTTACGGTGACGTGGTCGCGCTGAAGACTGAAGAAGTCGATATTGCCGGGGCCAAAAAGCTCGCCCTGTTTGCCCAGATTGAGCCGACCGCCGACCTGGTCACGATGAACAAGGCGCGGCAAAAAATGTACACCAGCATCGAGATTCGTCCGAAGTTCGCCGACACCGGGCGGGCCTACCTGGACGGCATCGCGGTTACCGATACCCCTGCCAGTCTGGGCACCGAGATGCTGACGTTCAGCGCTCAACACCCGGACATGAACCCACTGGCAGCCCGTAAGCGTGATCCTGGCAACCTGTTTTCCGAGGCTGTCGAGATCGAACTTGAATTCGAAGAAGTTGAGGACGAAAGCGGAAAGGTCGTAGGCCTGTTCACCCGCGTTCTCGAACTCCTCGGCAAGAGCAAGGACAAGGAAGGCAAGGACGCCGCTCTATTCACTGAACTCGGCGAAGCCGTCGAGGCCATGGCGGAGCATGTCGCCAGCCAGGGCGAAACCTTCGCCGCCGAAAAGACCGCCCGCGAAAAGTTGCAGATCGCCCACGACAAGCTATCCGCCGACTTCTCGGCACTGGTTACTCAGCTCGAAAAAACCCCGGACACCACGGGACAAAAAACGCAGCACTCCGTTCGCCCGCCGGCTACGGGCGGTGACGGCGCGCTCGTCACCGACTGCTGATCCACCAAACGGACAACACCCAGCCAAGGAACATCGGAGAACACCATGCGTAACGATACCCGCGTCATGTACAACGCCTACCTGCAACAACTCGCGCAACTGCATGGCGTGAGCGACGTCACCACCAAATTTACCGCCGCACCGAGCGTGGCCCAGACCCTGGAAACCCGTATTCAGGAGTCCAGCGCCTTCCTCAGTGCCATCAACGTGTTTGGCGTGTCCGAGCAGTCGGGTGAAAAAATCGGCATCGGTATCGACGGCACCATCGCCAGCACCACCGACACAACCGTCAAGGACCGCGAGCCGCGCGACCCGAGCGGACTGGACAACCGGGGGTACGTCTGCACCCAGACCAACTTCGACACCGGCATCCGTTACCAGAAGCTGGATCAGTGGGCCAAGTTCAAGGACTTCCAGGCGCGTATTCGCGACGCCATCATCAAGGCCCAGGCACTCAACCGGATCATGATCGGCTGGAACGGCACCAGTCGTGCCGCCACCTCCAACCCGACGCTCAACCAACTGTTGCAGGACGTCAACGTTGGCTGGCTGGAGAAAATGCGCCTGGAAAACCCTGCTCGTGTGATGAAGGAAGTCGTCGACGGCAGCGGAAAGATCCAGATCGGCGCCGGAAAGGACTTCGAAAATATCGACGCCCTGGTCGTGAGCATGGTCAACGAGTTCATCGAGCCCTGGTATCAGGAAGACACCGACCTGGTGGTGATCTGCGGTCGCCAACTGTTGGCCGACAAGTACTTCCCGATCATCAACAAAACCCAGGCGCCGACCGAAATGCTCGCGGCCGATATCGTCACCAGCCAGAAACGTATCGGTAACTTGCCCGCAGTGCGCGTGCCGCACTTCCCGCCCAACGGCCTGCTGGTGACCCGCCTCGACAACCTGTCGATCTACTGGCAGGAAAACACCCGGCGCCGCACCGTCGTCGACAACGCCAAACGCGACCGCATCGAGAACTTCGAATCGGTCAACGAAAGCTATGTGATTGAAGACCTGGGCTGCGCTGCCATGGCCGAAAACATCACTCTGAGCTGAGGCGGGCAACCATGACCAATCCTTGCCGCCGCCACTTCCAGCGCGTCACAGCAGCCGTTGCAGCGGCTGCCGTGGCCGGTCCTGCGATGACCATGGAAGGCGCATCTGTTTACGAGCTGCACCTCGCCAAGCTCCAGCAAGACTATCTGCGCCTGAAACAGGTGCAATCGACCGAAGGCAAGGCGGAACTGAAACGGCAATTGCTGCCTGAGTATGTCCCCTACGTGGAAGGTGTTCTCGCCGAAGGCAAAGGCGCCCAGGACCAGGTGCTGACCACGTTGATGGTCTGGCGCATGGACGCCACAGACTTTGCCGGTGCCCTAGACATTGCGGAATACGTGATCCACCACGCGCTGCTGATGCCTGACCGCTTCGAACGCACCACCGGCACCATCGTCGCGGAAGAAATCGCCGAAGTGGCGCTGAAAGCGCAGAAGGCCGGCGGAACCTTTGATCTGGATCTGCTGCTACGCACCGAGCAGATAGCAGGTGACGAGGACATGCCGGATCAGGCCAAGGCCAAGCTGCACCTGGCACTGGGTAAGGCGTATGCCGAGAAAGTTTCCGACGAGGATCCAGCAGGAAACCGCCTGATCGTCCTCGGCACTCTGGAGTCCGCCAAAACCCACTTGGCCCGCGCCATCGAGCTGAACACCAACTGCGGTGGCAAGAAGGATTTGGAGCGCGTTGAGCGCCTCCTCAAAAAATTTGCTGCTCCCAGCAGCTAACTGAGCGTCCCCACGCACCCCGCCGGCTCGGGGCGGATCGGCCAGGCCGCTCCTCCTGAACGTGAAGCCCCGACCACCGGCGACCCATTTTGAGTGCTGTTCCATGAGCGCATTTGTAGCCAGCGGCCCAGTCACCGGCGGTCACATCAACACCGACCCGTTCTGGCCCTCAATCGACCTTGAGCAGCTCCGCGCCACTCTACGCATCGACAACAGCGTCACTCCCGCTCGCCTGGAAACGGCCGTAATCGCTGCAGCGATCAACCTCAATCGCGAGCTGAAGTCGTGGAAGGCCCAGCAGCTGGCCGCCGGCTACACCAAGCTGGCCGATGTCCCAGACGACAAGATCAACGATGTATCGGTACAGGCCCACCTATACCGGCGTGCGATCGAGGCCGGTACCGGCGCCGAGGTTTGCGAGCGGTACCGCGACTACAGCGCAACCAACACCGGCACCGATAAAGCAGAAGAAACAGCCCCGACCATCGACGACTACCGCCGCGATCTGCGCTGGGCCGTGCGTGACTTCCTCGGTTTAAGCCGCACCACCGTGGAGTTGATCTGATGCCCGTCGCTGTCCGCACGAACCAAAACGACACCGTTGACGCCCTCTGCTGGCGGTTCTACGGCCGTACTGCTGGCGTCACCGAGGCCGTGCTTGAAGCCAACCCCGGCCTGGCTGACTACGGCCCCATCCTGCCGCACGGCCTTGTCGTCAACATGCCCGAAGCCCAAACCAGCGCGCCCCAGCGGCAGATGGTGCAGCTATGGAACTGACCCTCTGCAACCAAGGAAACCCACGACATGGCTGATCCGACTTCCAGCGTTGTGTCTGGCCTGCTCATTGGCTTGGGCCTGGCCAGCGTCACGCCAGTCATTGATGACGGGGCACTATTTGGCGCCATCCTCGGTGCCTGGCTAGTTACCAGCACCAAGCATGACCTGAAGGTCTGGCAACGGCTGGGCTCACTATTCCTTTCGGCCGGTGTGGGCTACTTATTCGCGCCAATGGCTTTACAGGCAATTCCGTTTATCACCAGCGGTGGCAGCGCCTTTATCTGTGCCCTGGTGGTCATCCCCATCAGCATCAAACTGATGGTTTGGGTGGAAAAGGCGGATATCTGGGACATCTGGCGTCGCATCAGAGGGGGCACCTGATATGCAGAACATCGAATTGGCTGTTCAAGTCATCACGGCAATCGCCTACCTGCTGAGCGCCCTGCGCCTGGCTTGCTACACCCGAGGAGATGCACGATATCGGCGCAGTATTTCGCTACTGGCGAGCCTGTTTGGCGCCACATTGTGCATCTGCGGTCTGGAAATTCTCCTTGACCGCCAGCCCACCAGCCTCTGGCAGGCCGTGTCCAGCGTTCTGCTCTGCACCCTGATATTCCGTTCACGCGGCAACGTCGCCGCCCTGTTGAGGCCCAGCGCATGACCACCACCCTCCGCCACGGCGACCGCTCGCAAGCGGTGCTGATGCTGCAAAAGAATCTCAACAAGCACGGTGCCAACCTGGCGCCGGATGGTGACTACGGCGACGCCACCGAGGCCGCCGTCCGCGCGTACCAGGTCACGGTGGGCCTGGTCGCCGACGGCGTCGCCGGCACCAAGACTCAAGCCAGTCTTGCAGGTGGTGACTGTACCCAACTGCTGCGCAACAACGACCTGGTGCTAGCTGCCGAACGTCTCGGCGTACCGCTTGCGAGCATCTACGCGGTCAATGAGGTGGAATCCAAGGGCAAGGGCTTCCTCGACAACGGCAAGCCAGTAATCCTGTTCGAACGCCACATCATGTACCGCCAGCTCGCCACGGCTCGAAACGCGGGCGATGACCCAGCCGAACTCAAACGTCACGCCGACCAGCTCGCCGCCGCCAACCCCGCCCTGGTCAACCCAAAGCCAGGCGGATACATCGGCGGTACCGCCGAGCACCAACGCCTGGCCATGGCCCGCCTGATCGATGACACCTGCGCCTTGGAGTCGGCTTCCTGGGGCGCCTTCCAGATCATGGGCTTCCACTGGAAGCGCCTCGGCTATGCCAGCGTGCAGGACTTTGTGGCGGCAATGAGTGCCGGCGAATCACAGCAGTTTGACGCCTTCACCCGCTTCATCGAAACCGACCCGGTGCTACACAAGGCCCTGAAAGCGCGCAAATGGGCCGAGTTCGCCAAGCTCTACAACGGGCCGGATTATCTGCGCAATCTCTACGACACCAAGCTCCAGCGTGCCTACGAGCGGCACGCAGGCTGTGAGTGCGGACAAGGGGTGGCGGCATGATCGACTTCGACGCGGTAGAAAAACTGCGGGTGCAGGATGGTGACGTGCTGGTGGTGCCCGCGTCGTCCGAACATGACGACATGCAGCTCCTGGCCGAGTCCATCCAGATAATGAACGGCGCCCGGGCCGTGATCGTGCGTGGCCCCATCAAGCAGCTCGACACCGCAGCCATGAACAAACTCGGCTGGTACCGCGCGTGAGCACCCTGCGCCAGGCCCTGTATGGCCTCGCCCTGCTGGGCGCCCTGTCGCTGATTATCTGGGGCCAGCAACAGCGCATCAATGCCGCAGAGAACAAGACCAAGCTTGCAGCAAAGGAGGCCACGGATGCCCGGAAGGACGCTGACCGCAACCTGGAAACCGCCAACACCCTCATCGCTACCTTGAAACAGGAGCGCGACGCCCAGAGCAACCTGCGCGTCCAACAGGATCAACTGCGCCAGGGTCTGGCGAAACGCGAGCGAACCATAGAGGACCTGAAACGTGAAAACGCCGAACTACGCAACTGGGCTGATCAGCCTTTGCCTGACGCTGCTCGCCGGCTGCGCGAGCGCCCCGCTCTCACCGGCGCCGCAGCTTACCGTGACTGGCTGTCCGGCCGTGGTACCGTGCCAACTACCAGCGACCAGCCCGCGCAATAACGGTGACCAGTTGAGCGATTTGGACCGCGCGGAAGCTGCCTGGGCCGACTGCGCCGCCCAGGTCGACATGGTCTACAAGCAACAGCAGGCCCAACCATGAACAAGCCCGAAAGCCTGCGCGCCCACCTGCTAGCCACCGTTGCCGAGTTCAAGCACAACCCCGACCGCCTGCTGATATTCATCGACAACGGTAGGGTTCGTTGCACCGCTGCCCATACCCTGTCGTTTGAATACAGCTTTGACCTGCAGATCATCCTCACCGAGTTCGCCGGTCATCCCGATAGCGTGATCCTGCCAATTCTGGGCTGGCTCAGCGTCAATCAATCCGAACTGCTGGAAAGCCTCGACAAGGTCAAGAACGGTATTCAGTTCGAAGCCGACATCCTGGACAAGAACAAGGTGGACCTCAGTATTACTCTGCAACTGACAGAGCGCGTCGTCGTGGGCAATGACGACCAGGGCAATACCACTGTCAAACACCCGAACGAACCACAGTACGTGCCGGGCTACCTCGATCCGAATTGGAAGCCGGGGGCCCAGGGCAACACCAGTGAATGGATTGTGCCCGATGGCAAGTAACCTGGAGGCGCTGGAGACCTGGGCAGCGGTTCTACTGGCACGGTTGGAGCCTGGGGAGCGCAGCAAACTGGCTCGGACCATTGGACAGGAGTTGCGCCGCAGCCAGCAGAAACGAGTGATGGCTCAGGAAAACCCGGACGGGAGCAAGTATGCCCCTCGCAAAAAGCGGGACCTGCGAGGGAAGCAGGGACGGATTCGCCGAAAGCTGGCGATGTTCAAGAAACTACGGACGGCTTCATATTTGAAGGTCCGTGGTGATAGCAATGCCGTAACGGTTGGGTTCACCGGCCGTATTGCCCGCATTGCCAGGGTTCACCAGTATGGTTTGAAGGATCGTGCAGAGCCTGGCGCTCCTGACGTGCGCTACGAGCAGCGGGAGGTTTTGGGGTTCACTGATGCTGACCTAGATTTAATTCGCGATAGCCTGCTCGCACACCTGACACTGTAACTCCCCCTCCTACAAGGCGACGAAGCTGCACCCGCACGCGCGTGGCGTCACCATCGCCGCCATGAACGATTTCGCCGCCTTTGCCCGCATGCTTGAAAATCTCATCCGCTTCGGCGTCATTGACGCCGTGCAGATGGAGCCTCCCCGTGTGAAGGTGAAAACCGGCGAACTTACGACTGCCTGGCTGCCTTGGATCGTCCAACGCGCCGGAGCCGATCAGGTGTGGGACCCTCCGACCATGGGCGAACAAGTCATGTTGTTCAGCCCATCCGGTCAACTCGCCAATGGTGTAGTTGTCACAGGCCTTTTCAGCGACCACATCCCCGCCAACGGCAACCGCCCTGGCCTACACCGCCGCACCTACGCAGACGGCACGGTGATCGAGTACGACAGTGTCGCCCATCACCTCAACGCGACCCTGGCCAACGGCGGTACCACCAACCTGGTAAGCACGGGCGGCATCAATCTCGTCGGCGATATCACCCATCAGGGCGACTACATCCAAACCGGAAACCAAAACGTCACCGGCACCGTGACCGTTATCACCGACGTAATCGCCGCCGGCATCAGCCTGGTCAACCACCCCCACGGCGGCGTGATGCCAGGCAACGGTAAGACGGGGAAACCAGAATGAACCGAGAAACCGGCGCCGCCATCGGTGAGCTGGACCATATCGCCCAGTGCTTGACTGACATCCTCACCACCCGCATCGGAAGTCGCGTTATGCGCCGCGAATACGGCAGCCTGCTGCCCGAGCTGGTGGATCACCCCTTCAATGACGTCACACGCCTGCGGGTGTATTCAGGCGCGGTCATGGCCCTGATGCGCTGGGAACCGAGGGTGAGCCTCAGCCGTGTGCAATTTTTGGGTGCCACCCTTCAAGGCCAGTCAGTGTTGGACCTGGAGGGCAGCGTGGTCGACAGCAATGAACCGTTCAGCCTAAGCCTGCCCCTCCAGCTCGGAGGCAGCGTATGAACACCTTCGCCGCCATCGACCTCAGCCTGTTGCCCGCTCCGCAGATCGTCGAGCAGATTGATTTCGAGCAGATCCTCGCCGAGCGCAAGGCCTACGCCATCAGCCTCTGGCCGATCGAAGAACAAGCGAAAATTGCCGCGCGTCTCGAAATGGAGTCGGAGCCACTGACCAAGCTGCTCGAGGAGAACGCTTACCGCGAAACCATCTGGCGTCAGCGGGTCAATGAAGCGGCAACCGCCAACCTCATCGCATTCGCAAAGGGCAGCGATCTGGAGAACCTGGCAGCGAACTACAACGTCAAGCGCTTGGTGATTCAACCAGCCAACACCACGGCTACGCCGCCGATCCCGCAAGTGATGGAGACCGACGACAGCCTGCGCGAGCGCACGCAAATGGCCTGGGAAGGCCTCAGCACCGCCGGCCCACGTAACAGCTATATCTTTCACGCCCGCGCGGCGGATGGGCGAGTGGCCGACGCCACGGCTGAAAGTCCATCGCCGGCAGTCGTGGTGGTGACCGTGCAGGGCATGCTGGTCGACGGCACGGCTGAGCCGGGCTTGCTGGAGGTGGTCAAGACTTACCTCAGCGACGACGACCGCCGCCCCGTGGCCGACCGGCTGACGGTTCAGGCGGCGCAGATCCTGCGCTACCAGGTCAAAGCCAAGCTCTACCTACTCACCAGCGGGCCTGAAACCGAACCTGCCCGCGCTGCAGCGGAACAGCGCCTGCGCGCCTATGTGCACCAGCGTCGCCGGTTGGGCATGGAGGTCTCCGAATCTGCGATCCACGCCGCGTTGCACGTTGAAGGTGTGCGCAAGGTCGAGCTGGAGAACTGGACCGATATCGTCGCTACGCCTTACCAGGCCCCGTATTGCTTTGCCATTCAGCTATCGGTTGGGGTGGAATGATGGGCGCCCAACACCTGCTGCCTGGTAACTCGACGCCGCTGGAACGCCAGGCTGCAGTAGCGTTAGCGCAGATTCAGCGGGTGCCCATCCCACTGCGCCTGCTGTGGAATCCAGACTTGTGCCCGCTGGCCGTCCTGCCCTACCTCGCCTGGTCCTTCTCTGTGGACCGCTGGGACAGCACTTGGTCGGAGGCCACGAAGCGCGCGGCCATCCGTGCCGCGTACTACATCCATTCGCGCAAAGGCACCGTTGGCGCCCTTCGCCGAGTGGTCGAGCCGCTGGGTTATCTCATTGAGATTATCGAGTGGTGGCAGACCGTCCCGAACGGTGAGCCAGGTACGTTCGCACTCAAGGTTGGCGTCCTCGATACCGGCATCACCGAAGAGATGTATCAGGAACTCACCTTCCTGATCGATGACGCCAAGCCCCGCAGCCGGCACCTCACCGGGCTCGCCATCAGCCTCGAAACACGAGGCCTACTCGGCATTGGGGTGACCGTCTACGAGGGCGATGAAATCAACGTTTACCCGCCCACGCAACACGACATTGAAGTCACCGGCTATCTCGGCGCCGTTGGCCGCGAACACACCATTGATACCCTGGACGTGTACCCATGATCGATTCCAACTCGCAATTTTTTGCAATTCTGACGGCTGTTGGCGAAGCCAAACAAGCCAATGCAAACGCCCTGGGCGTTCCGTGGAAACTCACTCAGATGGGTGTCGGCGATGCGAGCGGCACGGACCCCATTCCCAATCGCCTGCAAACCAGACTGATCAACGAGCGCCGACGTGCGCTGCTCAATCAGCTCAAAACCGATCCTGCCAACCCCTCAGTACTGGTCGCCGAACAAGTTATCCCCGCCGATGTAGGGGGCTGGTGGGTGCGTGAAATTGGTCTTTACGATTCCGACGGTGATCTGGTCGCGGTAGCCAACTGTGCACCGAGCTTCAAGCCGCTGTTGGCTCAAGGCTCTGGCCGCACGCAAATCGTGCGCATGAACTTCATCGTTTCCAGCATCACCAACGTGGTGTTGAAGATTGACCCCGCAATTGTCTTGGCAACACGGGAGTATGTAGACCTGTCGATTGATTCGGTGCTGCCGGCCAACAAGACGCCTGGCACCTATTTTCAAGTGACAACTGATAAGCGCGGCGTAGTGCAGTCTGGGCGCAATCCCAGCACCCTGGAAGGGTTTGGGATTACCAACGCCCTGGCTATTGGTCAGTACGGGCTGGGTGGTACCACGGCGCCGGAAATGGGTATCGATACTGTCGGGTTGCCGGGTGGCTTCTATTACTTTGGGGCCGGTAACACCAGTTTCGGCAATAACATCGGCCTGGTAAACATCCCCTACGGCGCAAAAACCTACGCCGGCCAAATAGGTTTTGAACAGGGCAACATTGAGCCACGGGTATTTGTTCGCGGCTGCAAAGCGTCCAACACCTGGGGCATGGCGCGAGAGCTATGGCACGCCGGTAACTTCAACCCGTCACTCAAGGCGGATCTGGCCACTACCCTGGCAGGTTATGGCATTACCAATAGCTATACCGCCACGCAGATCGACACGGCGCTGAATCTTAAAGCTCCCGCGAACAATCCGATATTGACCGGCCTGCCGGAGTGTCCTACCGCTCCTACAGGTTCAAATAACAGACTGATCGCTAACGCGGCATTTGTTCAAAAAACGGTTCAAGACGCGATTACGGCGGTAATGGATGGCGCGCCGGGCGCCCTTGATACGCTTAAGGAACTGGCGACGGCACTGGGTAATGACCCGAACTTCTCGACGACGATACTGACGGCGCTTGGCACCAAAGCGGATAAAGCCACCAGCTTGGCGGGTTACGGCATCACTGACGCCGTGAAAACCGGACAGTACGGTGTGGGCGGATCCACTGCGCCTACGGCAGCCATTGACACTGTGGGCTTGCCTGGTGGGTTCTACTACTTCGGCGATGGAAACACCGGGTTTGCCAATAACGTTGGCCTGGTGAACATCCCATACGGAAACAATGGATACGCGGGCCAACTTGGCTTTCGCCAAGGGTTGGTTGAGCCTGATATCTATGTGCGTGGCGCCCGCGCAGGCGGTGTATGGGGCAATACACGCAAGCTGTGGCACAGCGGCAATCTTGATCCCAACACCATTATGCCGCCTGGTACCACCATGACCTTTGCAGGGCCTACAGTGCCGCCAGGTTTCCTGAAGGAAAACGGCGCCGCAGTGTCGCGTGCGGCCTACGCGAACCTCTTTGCAGCGATTGGCACAACCTATGGTGCAGGCGACGGTAGTACGACTTTCAACCTGCCCGATAGCCGAGGCGAATTTATCCGTGGAGCAGATGACGGTCGAGGCGTCGACCCAGGAAGAACTGTAGGCAGTTGGGCAGACTCGCAAAACAAGGATCACAACCATCTCTACGGTGCGATTCACAACAACAGCTACGGCCTCAGCGCAACCGGCATTGCAGGTGTGAGCCCTGGTCAGGCGCAGTATGCGACCTCGTCTTCTGGCGGAAGCGAATCGCGCCCACGCAGCACCGCACGACTTATGTGCATCAAATATTGAGGTGATCCATGAATGATTCTGTACTGGTGGTGCATCAAGCCCACCCTGTGACTGGTGAATACCTTGGGCCATGCCAGGCCGATCCTGATCCTCTGGTGGAGGGAAACTGGCTGATTCCTGGTATGGCATTTGTTGAAAAGCCACCTGAGCCAGAGCCAGGCTTTGCGGTTGTGCATGTTCCTGGGAACGATGAGGTGTGGACTCAGCTCGCAGACCATCGCGGCACCGTGTACCAGAAAGAAACGGGTCAGCCGACGCAGTGGGAAACTTTTGGTGCTCTCCCTGACTTTGTCACTGACAAGCCATTCCCAGGTATGGGATTTCGTTGGGGTGGCCAGGATTGGCTACTTGACGAAAACCTGCGTCAAACTGGCTTGATCAACGCCGAGCGCCAATGGCGCGATAGCGAAATCGAGTCGGTCAAATGGCTGCGAGAGCGCCATCGAGATCAGCAGGAAATTGGGGTAACGCCTTCTCTTTCAGCGATTCAATTTAACGAGCTACTGGTCTACATTCAGGCCTTGCGCGATTGGCCGCAGGCTTCCACCTTCCCATCAATGGATGACCGCCCCACCCCACCGGCATGGATCGCCGATCAGTCACAGTAGTCGCAAGAACCTGTAATGCCTCTCCCTACAAGCCCCCGCGCTCGCCCAACCGGCGCGCGCGCGGCAGCCTGTGCACTGTCATTCCATCACAGCGCAGGCAACCACCCATGGCCGGTTCAGACTATCTCCACGGCGTGCGGGTCATCGAACTCAACGACGGCACCCGCCCCATTCGCACCATCCCCACCGCAGTCATCGGCCTGGTATGCACGGCTGAGGATGCAGACCCACTTATGTTCCCGCTGGACACACCTGTCCTTCTGACCAGCGTTCAAGCCGCCATCGGCAAAGCCGGTGTGAAGGGGACCCTTGCGTCCAGCCTGCAGGCAATTGCCGATCAGACCAAGCCATACACAATCGTGGTGCGGGTCAAGGAAGGCGCTGACGAAGCGACCACCACCAGCGCCCTGATCGGCACCACCACGGCCGACGGCAAATACACCGGCATGAAAGCTCTGCTCGCCGCCAAGGCCCGCGTGGGCATGACGCCGCGCATCCTTGGCGTACCAGGCCTCGACAGTTTGCAGGTGGCTACGGCTTTGGTGTCGGTTGCCCAAGACCTGCGCGCCTTCGCGTACGTCAGCGCCTGGAACTGCAAAACCAAGGAAGAGGTGGTCGCTTACCGCGAAAATTTCGGCGCCCGCGAAGCCATGGTGATCTGGCCAGACTTCCTCAATTGGGACACCGTCACCAGCAAGACCGTTACCGCCTCGGCAGTTGCACGCGCCCTGGGCCTGCGGGCGAAGATCGATCAGGAAACCGGCTGGCACAAGACTCTCTCCAACGTTGCCGTCAACGGCGTGACCGGTATCAGCGCCGACGTGTTCTGGGATCTGCAAAACCCGGCTACCGATGCCAACTACCTCAATAGCAACGAGGTCACGACCCTGATCAACGAGGGCGGCTTCCGCTTCTGGGGTAGCCGAACCTGCAGCGACGATCCGCTGTTCGCCTTCGAAAACTACACCCGTACCGCGCAGATCCTCGCCGATACCATGGCCGAGGCGCACATGTGGGCTGTGGACAAGCCCATGCACGCCTCCCTGGTGCGGGACATCCTTGAAGGCATCAACGCCAAGTTTCGCGAGCTGATCGCCCAGGGCTACCTGATCGGCGGCAGCGCCTGGTACCCGGAAGATATCAACGACAAGGACACCCTGAAGGCCGGCAAGCTGACGATCGATTACGACTACACGCCTGTGCCGCCGCTGGAAGACCTCACCCTGCGCCAGCGCATCACCGACCGCTACCTGATGCAGTTCGCCAGCCAGATCAACGGCTAAACCGGGGCTCCCCGCGAGGGGAGTTGACCCGTTGCCAAATACCCGGAGAAGACCGCCATGGCTATGCCACGCAAACTCAAGAACCTCATGTTGTTCAACGACGCCAACATCTACAGGGGGGTGGTGAAGTCCATCACCCTGCCCGTGCTCGGCCGCAAGATGGAAGCCTATCGCGGCGGTGGCATGAATGGCCCGGTCAAGGCTGACCTTGGCTTTTCCGACGACGGTATCCAGTTCGAATGGAAGACAGGTGGCCTGGATCTGATCAGCCTGAAACAGTTCGGTATGGCCAACGCGTCCGGTGTGGCCTTGCGCTTTGCAGGTGCCTTTGAGCAGGACGATACGGGAGAAGTCAGCGCCGTAGAAATTGTCGTCCGTGGGCGTCATGAGTCCATTGAAATGGGCGAAGCAAAGCCAGGCGAGGACACTGAGCACACCATCAAAACAAGCTGCACCTACTACAAGTTGACCGTCGACAACGAAGAGATCATCGAAGTCGACCTGCTCAACTTCATCGAGAAGGTTGACGGTGTTGACATGCTGGAGAAACAGCGTAACGCCCTCGGCTTTTGATAGCCCCACCGCGCCATAACCGTTTGCCCATCACTAGGAGCTTTACTCATGGACACCGCAGCTACCGCACAGACTGACGTTAAACCATTGGTCGACGACAACACCGTTATCCTCGATACACCGATCCGTCGTGGCACAACCACCATCGACAGCATTAGCCTGCGCAAGCCAAACTCGGGCGAACTGCGCGGCGTTAGCTTGGCCGAGTTGCTGAACATGGACGTTGCTAGCCTCCTCAAAGTGCTGCCGCGCATCAGCACCCCGACCCTTACGGCCGTCGAGCTTGCCGGCATGGACCCTGCCGACCTGTTCATCCTCGGCAACAAGGTGTCTGGTTTTTTGTTGCAGAAGCAACTGAAGACGGATGCATCCCTCGTTGCGTAGAAGACGCCATGGCCGATCTGGCCGTGGTTTTTCACTGGGCGCCGGGTGACATGGATCAGCTGGGCCTGCAGGAACTGATGGACTGGCGCGAACGGGCGCGTATTCGGAGCAGCGTCGATGGCAAATGATTTAAAACTGCGGGTGTTGCTTGACGCCATCGACAAAGCAACCGGCCCGTTGAAGAAAATCACCGGGGGCAGCACCGAAACGGCCCGCGCACTCAAGGCCGCTCGTGACCGCCTGAAAGAACTCAACACCCAGCAGAAAGATGTGAGCGCCTGGCGCTCCCAAAAAACTGCCGCCGACGAAACCAAGCAATCTCTGGACGCCGCCCGCGAACGAGTTAAAGCCCTCAGCCAGCAATTCGCCGCGACCGGCGCCCCGACCAGAGCAATGACCAAGGACTTTCGCGCAGCTGTGCGCGAAGCCCAACGCCTAAAACAAGAACACCTACAGCAAGGCATACAGCTCCAGGGGCTGCGGTCCAAGCTTTCCGATGCAGGTATCAGCACCAAAAATCTTAGCACCCACGAACGTCAGTTACGTGAGCAGATTAGCGCCACCAACAACAGCATTGCTGAGCAGGGGCGCCGTCTGCGAGCCCTGAACGCCAATCAGGAACGCGCAGCAAAAACCCGGGCACGCCTCGACAGCACATACAGCGGGCGCAAGCAGTTCGCCGGCAACGCTGCTATGGCAGGCGCCGCCGGTATGGGCACGGGATACGCCATCGGCCATGGCCTTTACGCGCCTCTACAAGAGGGTAAACAGTTCGCGCTTGAAGAAAACCGTGTTGCCGCCCTGGGCCTGGGCAAGGAAGACACCGGCAAAGCGATTGAGTTTGCCAAGCGCATGAAAACCTACGGCACCAGCGTGACGGAAAACCTAACGTTGGTTCGGGATGCAATGACGGTGTTTGCCGACGAGCATGAAGCGGAAATGGTTGCTCCCAAATTGGCGAAAATGAAGTTTGCCAACCACGCGATGTACGGTGAGGAAGAAGGCTCTGAGAACGAACGCAAGTTCATGGATATGCTCAAGGTGATTGAGCTGCGCGGTGGCCTGGCCAGTAAAGAAGCGTTCATCAATCAAGCCGATATCGTGCAGCGCATCCTTACCGCCACCGGTGGCCGTGTTGGGCCGAATGAATGGCTGAACGTGATCAAGACCGGCGGTGTAGCGGCCAAGGGCATCAAGGACGAAGCGTTCTACTACCAGATGGAACCGCTGGTGCAGGAAATGGGTGGCCATCGTGTGGGTACAGCGATGATGAGCGCCTATTCCAACATCTACCAGGGCAAGACCACCAAACGTGCGGCGAACAATCTAGAACAACTGGGCCTGGTCGACCCGGCCAAGGTCAAGCATGACAAGGCTGGGCAAATTGCTTTCCTCGACGTCGGTGCGATCAAGGGCAGTGAGCTGTTTCGTGAGAACCAGTTCGAGTGGATGGAGAAAATCCTGCTGCCGCAGCTGGCCGCCAAAGGCATCACGGACAAGAAGCAGGTGCTGGATAGCATAGGCAGCATTTTCTCCAACCGAACCGCCTCCAACCTGTTCGCGCAGATGTACTTGCAGCGTGAGCAGATCCACAAAAATGCCAAGCTCAATGCCGGTGCCGACGGCATCGACCAGCTCTACGACAAAGGCATGAACACCGCTCAGGGTGCTGAGCTGGAACTGCTCGCACAAAAAGCCAATGCCTACCGGGAAATGAGCGACGCGATTCTGCCCACCTACGTCGAGGCGCTGAAAAGCATCACCGCAGCGATCAAGGGCGTCACCGCATGGATGAAGGAGAACCCTGCAGCCGCCGCTGCCATGACGAAAACCCTGATGGTGGTCGGCGTGCTGGCGGGTGTCTTCGGTGCGCTAGCCTTGACCCTGGCCAGCTTGATCGGACCCTTTGCCGTGGTCAGCTACGGCATGGGCTTGTTCGGCCTCAAGAGCGCCGGGGTGGTTGCCGTCGCCCAGCGGCTGTTCCCGACATTGGTTGGCCTCGCCAAAAACGCGTTCCCGATGCTAATGCAGGGCATTCGCTTGCTGGCCGGGACCATGGGCGGCGCGCTGCTGACAGCAATTCGGATGGTAGGCATTGCCCTGTGGGGCCTTGCGGCTAATCCGATCGTTCTGATCATCGCCGCCGTTGTCGCCGCAATTGCCGGCGGCGCCTACTTGATCTACCGGAACTGGGACGCAGTGAAGCTATATTTCAGCAACGCCTGGACGGAGATCAAGGCCGGATTCGATGGCGGCATCGGCGGCATCATCGCCACGCTGGTGAACTTCAGTCCGTTGGGGCTCGTGTACCAAGCCTTCGCCGGGGTACTGAGCTATCTGGGTATTGAGCTGCCGTCACGGTTCACCGAGTTCGGCAGCATGATCGTCAATGGGTTGGTGAACGGCTTGATATCCGGCATGGGCTTGGTGAAAGACACCATCGTATCGATCGGAGACTCGACCATTGGGTGGTTCAAGGAAAAGCTCGGTATACACAGCCCATCGCGGGTGTTTGCGGAGCTGGGCGGCTTCACCATGGCGGGACTGACACAGGGGCTCGAAAACGGTGAAGGGGGGCCACTCACCGCACTGAGCAAGTTCAGCAAACAACTCACTGCCGCCGGCGCAATGACCCTGGGCACGATGAGCGGAACGGCGCTGGCAATTGATGACCGCCCGCCCATCAGCGCGATGAGCAGCCCCACTTACGACAGCCACGATCAGTACGAAATAAACATCCATCCCAGTCAGGGTATGGATGCCATGGCAATTGCGCGGGCCGTGCGTGCGGAACTGGCCCGTGTTGAGAGCGAAAAAAACGCCCGTACACGCAGCAAACTGTCAGACCTGGAGTAACCCCGCATGATGCTCGCCCTCGGCATGTTCGTGTTCAGCCTCTCAACCGCCGCCTATCAGGAACTGCAGCGCCAAACCGAATGGCGTCACGCCAGCAACAATCGGATCGGTGCCGTACCCGCGCGGCAGTTCCTTGGGCGTGGCGACGACACCATCACGCTGCCAGGTGTGATCCTGCCTGAGCTGGCGGGCAGCGGCCTCAGCCTGGACGCCATTCGATTGATGGCTAACACCGGCAAGGCCTGGCCTATGGTCGAAGGCAGCGGCCGCATTTACGGCCTATGGGTGATCGAAAGTCTGAGCGAAACCAAGACTATTTTCTTTAGCGACGGCACGCCTCGGCGCATTGAATTCAGCCTGTCCCTCAAACGTATCGATGATGACCGGATCGACCTACTGGGCGCCGGTACCGCCGTCGGCGTGAATATCCTGCGCAGGTTGCTATGATCGACGCCGCCCTTTCCCGTGTGACCGGGTTTCTGAAAGACACGGTCGACCGCTACAAACGCGATGCGGCGTATCCGGTACCGGCTTTTCGCGTGACCGTCGACGGCAACGACATCGCCCAACTCATCAGCCCGCGGTTGATGAGCCTTGAATTGACCGACAACCGCGGCATCGAAGCCGATCAGCTCAGCATCACCCTCAGCGACCACGATGGATTGCTGTCGATTCCCCCCAAGGGTGCGGTGGTGCGGTTATGGCTGGGCTGGAGTGACACCGGCTTGGTCGACAAAGGCACCTACACCGTCGACGAGATCGAACACAGTGGTGCGCCGGATATGCTGAGCATCCGCGCTCGCTCGGCAGATCTACGCAAGGCCCTCAAAACCAAACGCGAGCGCAGCTGGAGCAATACCACCCTCGGCGACGTCTTGGGCGATATCGCAATAGGCAACGGCCTCACCGCCACCATTGCCGGTGCGCTCGACGGTCTGCCCATCCTGCAGCTCGATCAGGCGAACGAATCTGACGCCAACCTGATCAGCCGCCTGGGTGAAGAGTTCGACGCGGTGGCCAGCGTCAAAGCGGGATGCCTGCTGTGCATGCCAGCCGGTGGTGGCAAGACCGCCAGCGGCCTGGACCTGCCCCACATCACCCTCACCCGCGCCGACGGCGACCAGCACCGCTACCTGTTGGCTGACCGCGACAGCTACGACGGTGTGCGTGCCTACTTCTACGACGTGAACAGCGCCAAGAAGCAGGAAGCCATTGCCGGCGGCGGCGAAAACCTCAAAGACCTGCGCCACACCTACAGCGACAAGCAGTCTGCCCTTCGTGCTGCCCGGGCGGAATTCAACCGCCTGCGCCGTGGCAGCGCGACCCTCAGCTACACCCTGGCGGTGGGCCGTCCCGATCTGATCCCGGAGCTGACCTACACGCTGCAAGGCGTGAAGGCTGAAATCGACGAAATCATCTGGTACGGCGGCAACGTGCAACACAACCTCAGCCCGGACAACGGCTACACCATGAGCCTGGAGCTGGAAAGCAAGTTGCCGGAAGACACCGTCGATGACCTGGCGGTGGAGAACAAACTGGATTACACCGGGATCATCGCCTACTACCGGGATGACAAAACCGGGAAAGAGAAAACTATGACGGCCGGGGACCAGGATAAGCCTCGGCGTCTGCTGTGGCTGTACGCCAACAAGAACACGGCCAAGCGGGCTGTGGATCGGGAGTGGAAGCGGCTTCAGGCGACGAAGGCTGAAACGGGAGGCCCTGCGGACGGCGGGGCCAAGGTGTAGGAAGGTTACTCGGCGAACACGGTAATGGTCGTGCCACCACCGTCACGGGCAAAGGCCTGGCATTCGATGGCCAGTCCTTTTTGCTCGACGGTCGCAATCTCGCTATCGTCTTTCAGTGCCTGTTGGCGGCATTGCTTGGACGCCTTCACCACTTCGGCAGCGGAGCGTTTTGATACCAGGCCGCCAGTACGGCCGACAAGGTCATAAAACGCTTGATCAGGGGCTGGGCCATCCCAAGTAACAGCAACGTTGGGAGCACCCAAGGCACAACTGAGCGACAGCGCGATATTCGGACCGTCACGATACTCGGTGGTTTGTTTGCCCTCAGTTTGCTTGACCTGGGAAAGGTGGCGTTCCTGCTGGAGCGCAGCGAGAACATCGTCGCAGGGTTCTGCCAGGGCGTTTGTGGAGAGTGCAAACAGCATCAGGCCGGTGAAGGCGCCCATCAGTACGTCAGTTTTCACAGCATTCCCTCTATGGATCATTCCTTGAGACCGTCGGATCTTTGGTGTTGCCAAAGCACATAGGCTATTTGGCAATCACTAATTCGGCAATAGCGCAAGCCTCATACTGGCAGCATCAGCCTCTTTAAAAAGCCCGGCGAACCGGGCTTCCCCTCCTACTGAGCGTTCAAGAGTGCATCAATAAAGCGCAGCACGTCGTTCCGGTGTTCCTCGCTCAACTGCCTGAACACCTTCACCAAGTGAAGCTCCGCGTGTGTAAAACGCTGTTCTTCACCGCTTGCGGTTTGATTGGTCTCTGCATCGCTGTTCACCAACATGTTCTACTCCCTTTACAACACGTAACGGGCGCCCGGCACTATCGGTAGTGCCGTCGAAAACACCCGGCGAACGAGCGATTCTCAGCATGTTTTGGTGTGCCACCACCCCCGCCATGCAAAAAAGGCAACGAACACTTTGGGCAGAGAAATAAGTCAGTGCAGTCCACAGGAACTAAGGCCGATTGGCCGCCGCAGACCTAGAACGAGACAAAAGTTTAAGTAGTAGTAGAGATTGCTAAAGCGCTCGTCAGCCTCTGGACGGATGCTTTATCGCCCTCCGATAGGGATCGGTAGTTTTCTAGAATTCGAGACTCAGCACTGTCAATCCCATCTTTCGACAGCAAGGTCTTCGCGCCTGTCAGCACGTACTGAATGTCCACACCCGCTCTCTCAAGAGCCGCCAGGTATCGCAAATCGGGCGAATTAGCGCCCTGTTCGTAAGCCTTCTGTGTCCCTCGGCTGACACCTCCGAACGCCCCGAAATCAGTCTGACTAAGGCCCAAACGGTCGCGCTCTTCTTTTAGGCGATCGCCCACCCCATCAGAAATGTACATTTTTATGAGCAACCCTTATTGACTTGTATATTTTTCTGTTCAAAAATGCCCTCACACAAACACGAACGAACACACATGAACACTATGCCCGCCCCTCTGACACCCGAGCAAGCCCGCGCAGCTCTTGACCGCAAGGGCGTCAGCATTGCCGAGTTCTGCCGTACATATGAGTTGAACAGAAATTTGGTCAGTGACCTGCTTAACGGCCGCAAGAAAGGTCGTCGTGGCGAAGCACACCGGGCGGCGGTATTGCTCGGGATCAAAGACGGCGTGATTACAAACTAGGGCCTCTGGCTCCAAGGGGATACCAGAAGATGAAACGCCCAGTTCTAGACAGCAGAAAAAGCGTCGTCATGGCCGTGATCGGTGCCTACCCTGGCGGTCGGTCGTACGCCTCGGCAGACCTCGGCATGCCGATTAAGAAGTTCGACAACCAGGCCTACGAAAATGCAGGTAGTCGCCCGCTGACCGACGAGCATATTCACCGCCTGGAGAAGGTTGCCGGTACCACCTTCCTACCGGACTACATCGCCTCAATGTACGGCGGCATGTTCGTACCGCTGAGCCTCCCGGAAACCCTGGACAACGTTGAGCTGTACACCCGTTCGCTCAAAGCCTCGGCCAAGCGCGGCAGGGTTGACCAGATCATGTCTGCGGCCCTGGATGACGGAGTCATCGAAAAGCGCGAGGCCGACGCAATCATCGCCGCCCTGGTCACCTACATGTCGGCTCGTTACGCCGAGGTGTTCGCGACTATCCAGCTTTACAGCCAGGGAGCTGTCTAGTGAGTACTTACAAACTCGTCTGCCCTTGCTGCAACAGTTCTATGCGCATCCGTACCTCCGAGGGGCAGACGCCTTGCTTCCGCTCGATGTACTCGGAATGCACCAACTTGCTGTGCGGTGCCACCTTCTCCGGGTCGTTGGTTTGGGAATATCAGCTCAGCCCGTCCGGCATTGAGCGGCCCCTGACGGTTTTGCCCACGGCTCCCACAAAGGTTCGGCTACTTGCACGTCAGAACCTCAAGTCGAAAAACGATCAACCCGATCTGCTGGACCAACTGGAAATGGAGCGCGCGTGATGAACCTCGATCAACAGACTCATGACTACCGCAGCAGCATGCAACAAGCTGCTTTCGCTTACCTGCAACGCCACGAGGCTGAACACCTGGTGGATTCCGATTTGCTGTTCGATCGCTGCATTCGCCACCTGACACTTGCGTTGGAAGTTCCGGTGTTCATGGCGCCAAAGCTTGTTCACAACGCCTGGACTGAACTGCAAATGATCAAAAAGCGTCGTTGGATCGGCGTCGACTGGGCCACCGGGGCTGACAGCACCCGTGTACACCTGGTGGACGTTCTCGCAGATCAACGCTTCCCAGTTCCGGCTCGCTTTCTGCCGCAAAAAATGCTCGACCAGCGCAACGCCGTACACAAGCCACACCCTCAGTAACGCTTCCTTTTAACCCCCCGCCCTGCCCCATTCCCAATGGGTTTGGGTGAGCTTTGCCCGCAATCCGAGGTGGACCATGGAAATCGACATCGCCATCACCGCAAAACTGCCCCGCGACCAGGCAGAGGCCCTGCTACAGGACCTGCGCGCGCAGTACTCGGCGCAGCTCAACGAGCACTGGTATGACGATCGGTTTCGCATGATCCCCGAGGGTTTGCGGCACGGCTCATTGCTGGTGGCCTTCCCCGGGTTGGCAGCAAGAAAAAGCCTGATGGGCGCCCTTAAACACAGTCTCGACGAAGCGAAGTAAGCCACGATGGAAATGAAAGAAAGGCTGCGCGCCGACGTCATCCAACGCATTGAGCGGGATTACCAGCTCAAGCACATGCGCGGCACCGAATATATGCGTAAGGGTGTTTGCCCTGCCTGTGGCCAGAAGACCCTCTACACCTTCTACGACTCGCCCTGGACACTGATCTGCGGACGGCCGGAAAAGTGCGACCACCGCGTCCATGTGAAGGACGTTTACGACGACTTGTTCAACGACTGGAGCAAGACCGCCCCGTCGACGCAAGACAACCCCCAGGCCACGGCACGCGCATACCTTGAATTTGCACGGGGCTTCAAATTTGAGCTGATTGCCGGTTGGTTCACCCAGGACAACTACTGGGATGGCCGGCTAAACATCGGCAGCGCCACAGTACGTTTCGCCCTGGAAAAGGGTGGGTACTGGGAACGGCTGATCGATCGGCCAGATCGCTTCGGCAAGATGAAAGCGCGCTTCCGCCCCACCGGCGATGGTTTGTCCGGCTACAAAGGCGTCTGGTGGTGCCCGCCGAGCGTCGACCTGCTGGAAGTCGACGAGCTGTTCATAGTAGAGGGAATTTTCGACTCCATTGCACTGGTGCACAACGACGTGCCAGCCGTGTCGATGATGTCCAGCGCGCCCTGCCCCATCGACTCACTCAAGGCTCTGGCCAAGCTGCGCCACGATGCCGACAGGCGCTTGCCGGTACTTGTGTGGGCATTGGATAACGAGCCTGTCGCCAAGGCCAACATGCGCCGTTGGGCGAAGGAAGCGCGCGAGCTGGGCTTCACCTGCAAGGCTGCGGTGATCCCACAGCCCAATGGAAAAAAGGTTGATTGGAACGACCTGCACCTACGGTGGAAGCCGATCGAGGGCGACGACAAGCGTGCCGAGCGGATCGAACAGGATCTGGACGAAGCCCGTCACCACGGCGATTTGCTGCTGGCTGACTCGGCTGAAGAAAAGGGGTTCCTCATTTACCTGCGCGACGAGCGCAAGGAATTCAACTTCACCTTCCGCAAGCGCCTTTACTGGTTTCGGCTGGACCTTGAGCGGTACGACCGTGCCATGGCCGATCTGGAGAGTTCAGACCGCCATGAGGACCAACTGCTCAACGACGACCAAAAGCGCTACAAGGCACTGCGCCAATCTGGCTCGGTGACCAGCATCGCCAACTGCAATTTCCAGGCGCTGTATTACATGCGCAACGACCTCACAGATGAGGCCTGGTACTACTTCCGTATTGAGCGCCCGCAAGGGCCGGCCATCAAAAGCACATTCACTGCCAAGCAGCTCACTTCGGCGCCTGAGTTCGCCAATCGCCTGCTCAACGTCTCCAACGGCGCGATGTTCGAGGGTAGCGCCCAGCAGTTGAAACGGATCCTGGCGCCGCAGCTCGATTGCCTGAAAACCGTCAACACCATCGAATGGATCGGCTACAGCCGCGACCATGGAGCCTACGTCTTCAACGATCTTGCTTTTCACGGCGGCAAGGTCCAGGTGCGCAACAAAGAAGACTTTTTTGACCTCGGCAAACTGAGCATCAAGTCACAGAGCCAGTCGCCGGTGTTGCACATCAACACCGACCTCAATGCCTACAACGAAGGTTGGTTCGACATTTACTGGCGCTGCTTTGGCGTACAGGGCCTTGTGGTACTGGCCTGGTGGCTGGGTGCATTGCACGCAGAGCAAATCCGCCAGATCCACAAGTCACTGATGTTCCTAGAGCTGGTGGGTGAAGCCGGCTCGGGCAAGACCACCCTGGTGGAGCTGCTGTGGAAGTCGGTCGGGCGGACTGATTACGAAGGCTTCGACCCGTCCAAAGCGACGGCCGCAAGCCGTGCGCGCAACTTTTCGCAGGTCAGCAACCTGCCGGTCGTGCTGATCGAGTCGGAGCGTGAGCAAAAGGAGGGCCAGCCGGTTAAACACTTTGACTGGGACGAACTGAAAACCGCCTACAACGGCCGCAGCGTTCGCTCCACGGGCGTGAAAAACAACGGCAACGACACTCACGAACCGCCATTCCGGGCCGCCCTGCTGATAGCTCAGAACAACCCGGTGAACGCTTCGGAACCGATCCTGCAGCGTATCTGCCATGTGCATCTGACACGCGAGCACCACACCCCGGAAACCAAGCAGTACGCCGAACAGCTGGAGCGTATGCCGATGGACAGCATCAGCGGCTTCCTGGTCAAGGCACTGGAACGCGAAACCGAAACCATGCGGCTGATGGAGGAAAACACCTCCGGCTACGAGCAGGAGCTGCTGGCCCAGCCTGGCGTGCGCACTGTGCGTATAGCCAAAAACCACGCCCAACTGCGCAGCCTGGTGGATGCACTCGCCGGGGTCGTTCCCCTCGGCGAGCGTCGCAAAGCCCTTGCACACGCCGAAATCAGCCGTATGGCCTTGGAGCGGCAGCAGGCGATCAACGCCGACCACCCGACCGTGCGCGAGTTTTGGGACCTGTACGACTTCCTCAATGGCATGGACGAGAAAGGCGCGCTCAACCATGCGCGGCGCGATGGCCTTATCGCCGTGAACCTGAATGAGTTCGTGGAGATGGCTGCCAACAAGCGGCAGCAGGTTCCCCCGCTGAGCGATCTGAAGCGCCTGCTCAAGACCAGCAAGTCACCCAAGTTTCTGGAGTCGAACAAGCCCGTCAATTCAGCGCGCCAGGTCGACGCATTCAACGCCAGTAAAACCATTCGCTGCTGGGTATTCCAGGGCGTGTAACCACCGCAAAAACAGGAGCAACACCATGCAAAACGAACTCAAATCGGCTATTCGCTTCAATGATTTTGTCGCCTACTTCGGCGCCAGAGGGGTAGTTGCTTTGGCCTGGTGGATGGGGGCTGCGCATGCCGCCCGTATCCGTGAAGACCAGAACAGCTTCCCGTTCCTTCAGATCAACGGCGCCGCCGGCAGCGGTAAGTCGCTGATGCTGGAGTACCTGCAAAAGTTGAACGGCCAAACCCCTTATGCACATTCGCTGGCTCACGCTACCCAGGCCGCACGGGCTCGCATCTACGCCAACGCAGAAGGGCCGATCGTCATTTGCGAACACCACGATGAGCCAGAACAACCCTTCGATTGGGATGAACTGAAGCCGCTCTATAGCTCCGGCGACGTCATCAGCCAGGAGGGAGGTGATCGGACCCAGCGCGTGACCTTCAAGGGTGCTCTCGTGATCACTGCAAACCAACCGTTGGAGTGCAGTGAGGCGGTCCGCAGTCGAATGGTTGTGGTCGATCTTTCAGGTGCCGACGCCCATACGCCCAGAATTCGGCCCGAGGCTATCGGCGACCTCAACGCAAACGAGGCAAGTGCATTCGGTATCAAGGTGGCTCAGGCAGAAGACTGGATTTCCAGCACCATCAAAGTTTTTTTGCCCGGTTACCAGGGGCAGCTAATGCACAAATACGGACCACGCCTGAACGCGCGCACCGCACTCAACTGCGCGCAAATGCTCGCTCTGCTCGACCTGCTTTGCTCTCTTCTCGCGATCCCGCAGGACGTCCAGCTTGATGCCAGGAAGGTGGTTCACGACATCGCTTTCCTCGACACCATTCCTTATTGATCCGGCCTTCGAAAGGAGAATCCGCATGAATACGCCTGCCCAAACCCAACAGCCCAACTGGTTTAAGCAGTTGCAAGAGTTTGAAGCCAAGCGCCCCGCCATCCGCAAGGCCGGTATTGAGGCACTGAACCGCCTGATCCCTGTCGCCCGGCGTGATACAGGCCAAAGCGCCGTGATTGGCCGGTTTCTACTCGGGCTCTACAACGGCCACGACTACCCCTTCGTGCTCACCAGCCTGCGCGGCCTCGACACCGCACTGTTCGACGACTGCCTGGCGGTGCTTCAACTGGACTACTCGCCAGAGCAAGAGGTGCATACGTACCTCCCCGATGGCGATGCCATCTGGGAAGAACTGATAGGGACATGGGCATGAAATGGGCGCCGAAGCGCAATAGAGACGGGCAACTCCAGCAGAACTGCTGGGTGACCGACAGCGGCTACACCGTCGCGTTGTGCCGGTTACCAGAGTCGCGCTACCCCGTCACTCGGCCAGGGGGCGAACTGCCCTTCGCTTATGCGAAAGACCGGGACGAAGTCATAACGATCATTCAGCAAGACCAGGCCAACCCGGCCTGAAAGATGGTGTCGAGGAGCGCCAACTCCCCGACACCTACCACCCAAAGGAGACGCACCATGCAAGTGAATCACCCCCAAAGCAGCACCGCAGAGGCTACCACAACCCCACTCGCCGTCGGCGATAAGGTCAGCTACGTCGCAATCAGTGGTGGCGGTCGCAGCTACCGTTTCAGCGCGCGAAAAGCCGTCATCCAGGCAATCGACGGCAACGTCGCCACCTTGCGTAGCGCCAATGGCCGCACTACCAAGCAGCCGCTGAGCAAGTTGACACCAGATGGCCAGCCCAACGCGCTGACACGAATGCTCATGGGAGGGCAGTGACCATGTCCGATTTTTTCTACAAGTCCAGCGAGCCCGCAACAGTTGCCATCGTTCGCGAGTTTTACGCACAGAAGGACATCCTGATCGCCCAAACGGCTGTGCTTGGCTCAATGTTCGGCGGAAAAGTTGCACCGATGCGAGATATCACTTCTCACTTTGCTGGTGGTGTGAAACTTACAGGCGGTGCTGAGCTGGATGCGCACTGGTGCCGCCCTGATGACTATGGCTATCGCTCACTGCGCAGCACCGCCAAGCTTGCCAAAGGCATGTCGAAGGAAGATCGCGCAGCAGTTCGGGCTGAGCATGAACGCCTGGTTGCCTTGTGGGCAGAGCATTGCCCAAAAAGGCTCAGCTCCCATGAGTATTGGCAGCGGTTGGGGGTAAACACAGGCCACTTGCTCATGAGCGGCGGGGTCAAGCTTGAACTCGACGGCACCGCGTACTTTCACCTGGGCTTTCAAATCAATGAAGCCGAGCACCTGGCCAACGTGGCGGCTGGGAAACCATCCTGTGGGTGGATTGACGGCGCGGTAGAGATACTGGCAAGCCAATACGAGTCCGCACGCGTGGCGAAGCTGGGGCAACGATCATGACTGTTTTCCTGCTGCTTTACTTGTGCGCGGATGCGACCCGCACAGATTGCCAGGTGGTGAAGGCTAATAGCTGGAGCGGCCCTTACGCCAACGAACAATGCGCCGCCGCCGTGCCAGGCCTGACCAAGGCACTGACTGCGCCCAACCGGGAGCGGCACCGGTTCGTTTGCGAGACTCAGGGCGCCGTGGCGAAACCTGCAGAACATACGGCTCAGCCGGCTCGCATTCATCAATCGTTTCGGATGTGAGGGGGGGGTAACCAATGACGATTACATCACCGGTCATCCGTTACCACGGTGCGAAGTTCCGGCTCGCACCGTGGGTGCTGCAACACTTCCCACAGCACACTTGCTACGTCGAGTCATTCGGTGGCGCCGCCGGCGTGCTGATGCAGAAGGTCCGATCATATGCCGAGGTCTACAACGACCTGGACGGCGATATCGTGAACCTCTTCCGAGTGCTACAGGATCAAAATTCCCGATCAGGACTTGTTGAACGCCTAGTGTTCACACCTTATTCGCGGGAAGAATTTGAGTTGTCGTGGGAGCCTTGCACCGATCCGATAGAACGCGCCCGCCGAACGATCATCAGGGCTCAGATGGGCTTTGGCTCTGCCGGCGCGACCAAGGGAGTCACGGGTTTTCGTATTGACACCAAACGCCAATACGGCACAGCCCAGTCACTATGGGCGGGCTACCCCGATCAACTTGCAGAGGTTGGCCAGCGGCTGAGTGGAGTGTTGATCGAGAACAGGCCGGCGATCGAGGTTGTTAAGGCGCACGACGGGCCGCAGACCCTGCACTACGTTGACCCGCCCTACGTGCACGACACCAGATACAAGGGTGCATCTAGCGGCAGGTACTACAAGCACGAAATGGATGACGCGGCCCATCGGGAATTGCTGGCAGTTCTGCTCGAGCTAGAAGGCATGGTGGTTCTGTCTGGTTACCCAAGCGACCTGTATTCCGAACTGCTACCAGGCTGGGCTAGTTACGGTACTTCCGCTCGTATCAGTGCCGGGCGCGGCTCCGCAACCCGAACTGAATGCATATGGATGAACCCCCAGTGCCATTGCCAGTTGAATCGCCTATCGCTGTTTGGAGAACTCAGATGAATAACCCGCGCATCATCTGCCAGTTCAGCTGCGGGGCAGCGTCGGCCGTGGCTACCAAACTGGCGCTGACTCAATACGGCGCAACGCACGACGTGCACGTCATCAACGCTTTTTTAGCCAATGAACATCAAGACAACCGCCGCTTTTTGCTGGACTGCCAGAAGTGGTTCGGTCAGGAGGTCGTCCAGCTTCGGGACGAGAAATACGGGGCTGACATTATTCAGGTTTTCCGTCGCGAACGGTTCATGAAGGGCCGAAACGGTGCGCCCTGCACCAAGCTGCTGAAACGTCGACTGCTCGATAGCTGGAAGCAGCCGGGAGACATGATGGTTTTTGGATACACCGCTGAGGAGGCAGATCGCTTAGACGACTTCCGCGACAGAAACCCGGATCGACCTGTTATTGCCCCTCTGATTGACGCTGGCCTGGGCAAAGAGGACTGCAAGGCAATGATTTTGCGGGCGGGTATTGAGCTGCCGCTGATGTACCGATTGGGCTACGACAATGCCAACTGCATCGGCTGCGTGAAAGGCGGTGAAGGCTACTTCCGTGCAATCCGGCAAGACTTCCCGGAGCAGTTCGAAGCGTTGTGCCAGGTCCAGGACGAGCTGGGCGAAGGTTCATACCTTTTCCGTGATCGAGCCACCAACGTGCGTTTTTCCCTGCGCGACCTGGGCGACGGTCCGGTACGGCGCAACGAAAAAATCCCGGCTTGTTCGTTTTTCTGCGAGATGGCCGAGGCCGATATCGCTCAGGAGGATCATACATGACGCATAAATGCTACCGACGCGATCCAGAAGTGCGCGCCATCACCGATCTGGTGAGCGATGAGCAAATGCAAGCCGCTTTCCAAGGCACCAACTTCGGACACACAGACTTCCGTGGCCTGTTGGCTCAGGGCTGCATAAAGGCGTTGGCCGGTTGGCACCAAGGCCACACCCTGACAACCATTCTCGACGAGTTGCGCATGATTAACTGGAACAAGCAGACCAGCAAGATCAAGGTTACCGCCAAAGGTCGCCACTACATTTGGCTCGCTTTCCAAAGCCGTCCGGGGGTGTAGCCGTGAACAACGGTAAATCCTTCCCCTGGAACCTCGACCTAACGGGTGTCTGCGACCAATGCAACAGATCCCGCGCCCACGGCAACCACCAGAAGTGCAGCAAGGCGCGCCAGGCGGCCAACGCCAAGCGCCGGGCAGAGGAGGCCCAAACCGGGGTCACACCGGCACCTAGAAAAAGTGCCAGCCTGTTCTGGTTACTTCGCCAGCAGTGATCGGCAACACTAAACCCGCAATACATCAGGCCCGGCGACGGGCCTTTTTTCTTCCTGTTGGAAGAATCTTTCGATACATCGCGTGGGGACGCATATGGCAGATGGCGTAGAGGCCCGTGGCAATTCGGTACGGGTCTATTTTCGTTTCAATGGCGAGCTGTGCCGGGAGCTGGTGCCCGGCGGTAACACACCAGAAAACCGGGAGCATGCAAAGCGCCTGGTCACAGTGATTGAGTACGAAATCCAGGCCGGCACCTTCGATTACCGCCGGCATTTTCCCGAATCGACCAAGCTGGCCGAGAACACATTCGGGCATTACCTGGACCTTTGGCTCACGATCAAGAGCAACAGCGTGGCCGCTACCTCTTTTCGTGGATATAAGAACAAGGCCGAGGTTCATGTGCGGCCGCGCTGGGGTGACGTTCAGATCGATCAAATTGACCACCTGGACCTGCAGGAATGGATTCAGGGGCCGCTGTCGAAGCGGCTGAAGAACAAGACCATCCGCGACATCATCAGTAATGTGCGCCAGGTGTTCCGGTTGTACCGCACCCGTAAGAAGGTCGCGCACGACCCAACCGAGGGGTTATTCGTCCGCCTACCCGATCCCGAGGCGCCCGACCCATTCACCAGGGCGGAAATCAAGCAGATCCTCGAAACACCCACCAGCCGGACCCAAGAGCTGCTGATGGTGCAGTTCATGATTTGGGCAGGCCCACGTGTGTCGGAGACCATTGCGCTGGCCTGGGAGGACGTCGATCTGAAACAGGGGACAGTGACTTTCCGCCGGTCCAAGGTGCGCGGTGCCTACCGCGTGACGAAAACCCGGCGCTCTACGCGCAAGGTGCGTCTGCTTGAGCCAGCGTGGGATGCACTGCGCAAACTGGACGCCATCAACCAGCTCAAGACTGTGGACACTGTCGACGTCGTCGAGCGGGACAATAAAACCGTCCGCAAGCACAAGCTGCACTTTGTATTCCTGAACACCAAGAGCGGCCTGCCGCACGTGAGCGACTTTGTCGTGAGAGACAGGTTCTTCAAAGCGCACTTGAAAGCGGCCGGCGTTCGTTATCGTGGACCTGGCCAGTGTCGTCACACCTACGCCAGCCAGTTGCTCACCACCGGCGTGGCTTCGGTTGACTGGATCGCGGAGCAGATGGGGCACACCAGCGCTAACATGATCCGGCAGCACTACGGCATGTGGATCAATGAAGACGGTCCGGACGTAATCGGTTTGCTGCAGATAGCGCTTAAATTATGACGCGTAAGGGCACTCCAGCAGGCAGGCCGCGGGCCTGCCCAAAGGTGTTGAAGTCAGAGCCTGAATACTGGATAAGCTGATCAAGATCGGCCAGGCAGGCAGACCTATTCGTTTTCGTTATCGGCAGCATCGAAAAGTTGGCTACGAGCCGCTTGGCGGAGCTGGTATGCAGCTCGTTTCGCGTCGATGTCTTCAATTACTTCTTTCATGCTCTTGTCTCGACTCCACTCTCCGGGATCGAGAACTGGTGCCGGAAATCCAGCATATAAACGAAGTTTCTCCGCTAAATCAGAAGCGTGGAGCCCTAGCACAGCATATCCCCGCTGCCGTGCTTGGAAGAACTCGATATGATCTGGTGGATCAGGATTGAATTCATTTATTCCAGCAAGGTTCCCGTTTAGCTGATCTTGCTCATCGGGAAGTCTGAGAATCGAATACATCAAGTCTTTCGGCAGGAGCTTCCAACTGACGTTGATATCTAAAGGCCTGAACTCTGGCGGTTTTGCAACAGTGACATATTCACCCCCCACCCCTGCCGGTTTACCTTGCTCGGTGCCATCGTCCATGGCGACCTCGCAACATCCGCTGGCAAATCGGTCCAAATGAGAAACAACGATAGCGCCCAGGTACGTAGTTTCTTGAATTTCTCTCGAATGGTTCGCGCGCCGTTCCTTAAAAGCGACGAGACCGTTGCCGAGTAGAACCCCAGTGATGCCCGCGATAGCTGAAATAATGGCTGAAACATGGGCAGGCTCCATGACTTGCTCTCCGCTTAATTAAGATCGTGCAGGTATTCTAGACACAGATTCGATACTAAAAAGCGGTTCCCTTGACAGGTTGTCAGCTGAGCATCGGCATTTTCTACGCCGCGGGAAAAGCCTTCGAATTCAAGAGCGTTCCGTCGGTATAAATTCGGCCTCACAAAAAGACACTACACCTGCACTAAGCGGCGACAAAGCTTACTGGGACGATGCCCGCATTCCCATAGATGTTCCCATATGGGCCTTTTTTGCCCCTCTGAAAACACAAAACCCCTGAAAACTTTAACGTTTTCAGGGGTTTAGTCGTTTCAAATTTGGCGGTGAAGGAGAGATTCGAACTCTCGATACAATTTCTTGTATACACACTTTCCAGGCGTGCTCCTTAAGCCACTCGGACACTTCACCGTATCTCGTCAAACTGATTCAGTCTGTCGAGGCGCGCTAATGTAGTCGAAAGCTTTTCCGATGGCAAAGGTTTTTTTCAGAATTTTCATGCGCTTAGGCGGTTATGCCGTTCCAGCCCTCTGTGGCGCCATGCGCACCACGGCGATTCTGCCATTCTCGGGCACTCGCGGCGCTTGTCTATAGTAGCTGCTGCGCCTTGCCGAAGGCCGCCTGCGGGCGGGCATGGGGGAAAAGTCTGACTGGGTAGTCAGTCATGGCGCTTTACCAGGGCGGGCGCGGTGGGTAACGTCTGCCGTCTGTCCTTCTATTACAAGCATTACAAGGAATCGCGTCATGAGTGAGTTGATTGCCTACCACCTCGAAGACGGTATCGCGACCCTGACCCTGAGCAACGGCAAGGTGAATGCCATTTCGCCGGCAGTGGTCAGTGCGTTTAATCAAGCGCTGGATCAGGCCGAGAAGGATCGGGCGGTGGTGATCATCACGGGCACGCCGGGGATTTTGTCCGGTGGCTATGATTTGAAGGTGATGACCGCCGGCCCTAAAGAAGCGGTGAGCCTGGTGACGTCGGGTTCGACCCTCGCCCGCCGCCTGTTGTCGCACCCGTTCCCGGTGATCGTGGCGTGCCCCGGGCACGCGGTGGCCAAGGGGGCATTCCTGCTGTTGTCGGCGGATTACCGGATCGGTGTAGACGGACCGTTCAGCATTGGTCTGAATGAAGTGATGATCGGCATGACCATGCACCACGCCGGGATCGAGCTGGCGCGGGATCGTCTGCGCAAGTCGGCGTTCCACCGTTCGGTGATCAATGCCGAGATGTTTAACCCGCAGGACGCGTTGAGCGCCGGGTTCCTGGACAAGGTGGTGGCGCCGGAAGCGTTGCAGGCAGCCGCACTGGAAGCGGCTCGCCAGTTGAAGAAGATCAATATGAACGCCCACAAGCACACCAAGCTGAAGGTGCGTAAGGCGCTGCTGGAAGCCCTGGATGACGCGATCATTCAGGACCAAGGGCACTTGGGTTAA